CAGAGCCCGAGCCAGAACCTGAAGATCCCGAACCAGAGCCCGAGCCAGAACCTGAAGATCCCGAACCAGAGCCCGAGCCAGAACCTGAAGATCCCGAACCAGAGCCCGAGCCAGAACCTGAAGATCCTGAACCAGAGCCTGAGCCTGAGCCAAAACCTGAAGATCCTGAACCAGAGCCTGAGCCTGAGCCAAAACCTGAAGATCCTGAACCAGATCCTGAACCAGAGCCTGAGCTAAAGCCTAAAAAGCCTTCTAAAATTAAATATTTTATAATAGGAGGAGTAGTATTAGCTTCATTAATTTTATTTTTTGTTTTATCTCAATGTGGAGAAATAGAATATGTGGATTGGGATCAAAAGTTTTTAGATGAAATAAATAATAATCCAAATTGAAATTGACATCGTTATCTTAATTTGGTATTATTAATATATATGAAAAATAAAACAGGACAATTATTAACAGAAAACATTGCTGGAGTAAATAGAATTTTACCTCACAAGCATAAGTATGCGTGGGATTTATTTTTAAAAAGTTGTGCAAATAACTGGATGCCTACTGAAATCAGTATGCAGAATGACATTAAACAATGGAAAAATGATGAAATCACAGAAGATGAAAAATTACTCGTTAAACGCTGCCTTGGATTCTTTGCTGGATCTGAGTCTTTGGTTGGTAATAACTTGCTTCTTTCGGCTTTTAGATTTATTACTGATGCTGAGTGTCGTCAGTACATTCTTCGTCAAGCTTTTGAAGAAAGTCTTCATAATCTCACGGTAGTATATGTGTGCGATAGCCTTGATCTAAATATAGAAGAAGTTTTTGCTGCATACGAAACAATTCCAAGTATAAAAGCCAAAGATGATTTTTTAATGGAAATCACTAATGACATTAGTCGTCAAGACTTTGATCCTCATACTACAGAAGGCAAGCAGGAAATCTTGCGAAACTTTCTAACTTATTGGATAGTATGCGAAGGAACATTTTTCTTTAGTGGATTCGCTATGCTTTTGGCGCTGGGTCGACAAAATAAGCTGCAGGGAATCTCTGATCAAATCAAATATACTTTGAGAGATGAAAGCTCTCATATTGCATTTGGTACATATTTAATTAATACTTTAATAGAGCAAAATCCTGAAATTTGGACAGAAGAAATTCAGAACGAATTTGTTGAGCATATGAAAAAAGCTGTTGAGCTTGAGATTGCATACGCTCATGACGTTTTGCCTACTGGGATCCTTGGTTTAAATGCGGATATGTTCGTCGACTACATGTATTACATTGGTAATCGTAGGCTTGAAGGTATTGGATTAGATTACCGTTTTCCTAGCGACAAAAATCCTTTTCCTTGGCTTAGTGAAGTAGTTGATGTTCAAGCGATGGGTAATTTCTTTGAGCGCAGGGTTAGAGAATACCAGCAAAGTGGAGCTCTTGAGGATGATTTTTAATCTCGGAATAAGTTTGCAAAGTTATTAAGTTAATTCTTTATTCTACAAAAAAGCCCCCAAATGGGGGCTTTTTTATTAAGCTAATATATAATGTTAAGCCAATATATCAAGTAAAGGTTCACCTTTATGAGCTATTGTAAATGGCCTTCCAGAAGGAGAATACTGGTAGTCATTTAGAGGAAGTCCTAAAGTATGAGCAATAGTTGCATTCAAGTCTTCTGGCTTGATTGGTTTGCCTTCTATAGGAGATCTTCCTGTTTTATCGGTTTCCCCGTAAGTCATACCGCCTTTGATTCCGCCTCCTGCAAGAAATGCGGTAAAGCAGTAAGGCCAATGATCTCTTCCGTCTCTACCGTTAATATTTGGGGTTCTTCCAAATTCAGAAGTTAATACCACCAAAGTCTCCGAAAGCAGACCTCTTCTGTTCAAATCAAAAAGTAATCCGCTTAAAGCCTGATCTATGTCTGCGCAATTCGCTGCTACTCTATCAAAGTTGTTATCGTGAGTATCCCATCCTCCTCGCGTTACTTCGACATATCTAACACCGTTTTCAACCAATCTTCTTGCTAATAAACAACCTTTTCCGAAATTAGTTTGACCGTAAAGCTCGCTTGTTGCTACTGTTTCTTTTGTTATATCGAAAGCGTTTAAATCGTCACTATTCATTAATTTAACTGCATCTTTATATAGATCAGAGTAAGCTCTAACTTGTTTTTGAGGAAACTGAGTAGAAAAATTCTCATTTAATGCCTCTGCGATAGATATTCTGCTTTGAAAATGCTCGTGATCTAGATATGATGCCATTTTACTATTAGATAATCCTGCGGCTGGATTATTGATTGGTAAGGCGCCATATTTAGATTCTAGAAATCCTGCTCCACCTCCTCCTCCGCCAATTTTAACATTGGATGGAATGGTTCTATTTATTGCACCTCCAAGTTTAGAAACCCAGCTACCAAATGTTGGGTGCACAATAGTGCCTCTTTTGAGGTAACTGGTATGCATAAGATAACTCGCTTGTTCATGAGCTCCCTGACTAGTATTCATAGTTTTAATAATTGCACCATGATGCATAAACTGTGCGGTTTTTGGTAAATTTTCTGATAAAATCACTCCGTCTGCACTAGTTGGAATAGATTTTGTCGGCCCCTGAATATCTGGCGCATCAGGCTTTGGCCCAAAAGTATCAAGGTGAGACATGGCTCCTGACATATTTAAATATATAACGTGTCTAGCTGTTGGTATTCTGGATGCAGGCTCAAGGGCGCTAACATTGTTATGTATATAAGCTCCGGCCATAGGCATTAAGCCTACTCCAAAGCACGCTTTTGCGGCATACGCAATAAATTCTCTTCTTCCTAATTCATCTACTTTCATAATTTTATTTGGTTTTAGTTTTTATTTTATAAATATAAATTCGTGTGTGTTTATTAAAGTCCAGATTATTTCTTTATATACCTCTTTCTTGTCTTTTAATGACGATTTAAATAATGATATTTCTTTTGAGGATGGATTTCTATTTAAAATATATCTAAATCCAACTTTAATTTTATCATCTAAAGATTTTTGAGATTGCACTGCTTTAATAATTTCAAAGTTTTTATTTTTTAATAACCTTGTTTCTACAAAACCGTTAAGCAAATTGAGTACCTGGGTTGCAGAGGCGCTTTTATTTGAGTTTTCGATCTGCTCCCTATCTGAACCACCAAACTCACGAATAAGGTGCCCTACGGGAGCAGGAGAGGATAATTCAGAAGCTCTTACGGAATTACGATCTTTTACAAAGTTTTGTTTGTAATCGTCTTTCTTGGTTTGTTGCTGGGATTTAAATTTATCAACACAAGATTCGCAGCAAAATGCAACCGTCTCTCCGTTTTCATTAATAGCTAATAAAGTTGGATCAATAGCTCTGCCTGGTTTAATTGGGCAATCTGTATTTATTGGTTCTGTGAATTTTGGTTTATTTGCTGTTTTTGGCCTTTCGGTTTTATTTATTTTGGCCATAAGATCTTGAAATAATTCTTCACCAGTCATTGCCGAAAAGTTTTGAAAGTCTTCGTAGCCTTTTGTGTTTTGCTGAAGTTTTCTGGAATCTATATCGTTAAACGTTAAATTTACTAATGAATCCCAGACTTGTTCGCCACTCATTCTTTCAAGCATTGGCCCTTGATAGAAATATGGAATAGCGTTGTGAGATTGTTTTTCAGAATTTGGTCCTGCGATAATCCATTTTACATCTACAGGCATAGACTGATCTTTATTATCTTTTGGGATAACATCTCTTATTACAGATTGACGCTGAAAAGTTTTTGTGTTATATAATACCCTTAAAAACTCTTTTAAATCGTAATCTAAAGCTACCATAACTTTTTCCAAATGTAGCTGAAGTTTTGGATCTGTAGCTAATGTATCATCAAACATGTTATCAATTGGCTCAATTAAAGCTAGTCCAAAAGCTTCTTTCCATAACCTATTTACAATAACAGCTGTAAATCTAGGATTCGAATCTGTTGCAAGCCAATTTGCATATATTTCTCGAGACCCTGCTTGAGGAGCTTTTGTTTTTATGTCGATTTCTTTTCCAAAAATTGTTTTTCCAGATAATGTTTCGCTTGGTTTTGCATTATCGTATTGATAGTCATTTGGTAAATTTATTTTCCCTGAACCCAGACTATCTAGACCTGTTTGAAGAATGTCTTGAATGTCCCTAGATTCATTTCTTAACTGTCTAGATTTTTGCGGCTCACCTGCTTGCTCTAGCCTTCTTTGTTCTGTATTAACCAATCTATTAAATTGACCTAAATTATCAACACCTCTTCTTCTTAGATTTGTCGAACCGCTTGTGAACGCAGCCATTTCGTAGAATTGTTTTTGTGTCCAGCGATCAAATGGATGATCATGGCATTGGGCGCATTCAAGACTAGTGCCAAGAAAGATGCGAACTGTATTGGCCATATTGTCGAGGGGCATGTTTACATCTCGCGCAAAGTAACTAACTCCTTCATTACCTCTTTCCCATAAAGCTCCAGATGAAGAAAGCATTTCTCTAACCCAAACATCATATGGTCTATTATTTGATATAAATTCTTTTACATAATTTTTATATGGTATACCTGATACTCTATTATTTAATCTGTCTTTCATTCTTAGTATATCTGCCCAGAAGTTGAACCAATGACTTACATACCCCTCGCTGCCTAATAGTTGATCTATTAATTTTGATCTTTTGTTTTTGTCTTTACTATTTAAAAAGGTGTCTACTTCCGTTAACGATGGAGTTCTCCCGATAACCTTTAAATAAGATCTGCGCAAAAATGTAGCATCATCAACTTCTTTGTTTGGTTTGAGGTTATATGATCGTAATTTTGTTTCAATTAAACTATCAATATATCTTGCATGGGTATTTAAATCTTTATCTGATAGTGGTTTTTTAAATTTCGGCAAAGCTTCGTGGCTTGGCGGGAAGTTGTTTTTGATATAAGCTTGATTATCTTCTGTAAGAGAATCTATTGCTATTCTAAATAATTGTAGATCACTTGCTCTTTTTATTAAAGCGTGAGTTGCATTTGCCTCAAGAATATCTCCTTTTAAATCTTTTCCGTTATTAAAATAAAGAGTATCAGCGAAACAGTAAATTGATGATAAGAATAGTAAAAGTAGTTTTTTCATAATAAAATTATTACACTATTTGATTAATTTGTCAAGAAGTTTTTTAATCGTGCCAACAAAAAAGCCGCCCATTTCTGAGCGGCTTTAGGAACATTATATTAGATAAAGTTTAATCTTTATCGCTTTTTTGCTTAAAAAGCGCAACGATAAGCAAAAGAGTGATAATTCCCGCTAAGGAAGCTCCTTCTCCTACGAATCCTGTGACAACATCCTGAAGGTTGCCAATAACATTAATGGGTGCTCCTGCGCCAAATACGACCTGGGCGACAACGAGCAATCCGATAATAGAGAGCAGGACACTGGTAACTCCTCCTGCGTAATTTTTGATTGTATCTATTGTATTTTTCATAATTAAATTAGAAAGAAAAGGTGAATGATGCGGAAAGTACGTCTTCTCCGTCAATTGAGTCTGAGTCTACTCGATCGTATCCAGCAGAAGCTTGAACTGAATCTGTCAAGGTTTTTGATAAAGATAATCCGAGAGAATAATAATCATTATCTTCAATACCGTATCTATCGGAATTACCTAAAGCGCCAGCCAATGTCAAGTCTGCGAAGTTCAGGTCAAAAGTATGAGAAGCTCCACCTTCAAATACATAATTATTATCGCTAGTATCTCTAAGAATTAAAAAATACGGGGATAAGGTATAATTAAGACTTAATTCAAGGGCTGCATCAAGTTGACTGCCTCCATCGATGATTTCTTCATGCTCAAGTCCGACATAAACGTTTAATAAGTCTCCAATTGCGCTGGAAACGCCGCCAGAGAAAATATAAACACTCTTTCCATCAGAGAGCTCGTCAAAAGATGAAACTGAGCCTTCTACGTTCAGACTTTCGACTTCTGCGCCATAAGATACTGAAGCCGAAATACTTTCTTCGGTCAAAAGCGAACCTTTACTGAATGTATCGGTGCCATAACCCAAGGAAACGGCGCCTGATCCAGCATGGACTGCGTTAATAAAAAAAGCTGCTACAAGAGCAGTAACTGTTATTAGTTTGGTTTTCATAATTAAAACTCCAGATTATAAAGCAAAAACTATCGTTTGTCAAGTAATTTTTATTCTAGTCTTTGATTTTTCTTTTTTTCTTGGTATTGCAATCTCTAATATACCATTATTCATTTTTGCTGATATTTTTTCTTGATCCAATTCAGAGCTTATTTTAAATGTATTTTTAAATCCATCTTTAAATATTTGTTGTTGAGTATATTTTCCTTCGATAGATTCTTCTTTTGGGCTTTGATAAGAAACAATTAATTTATCAGCTTGACAGTCGATGTTTATATCTTCTTTTGGTATGCCAGGAGTAAGAAGTTCTATTACGGTTTCTTTTTCTTTGGAGATAACATTTGCTTGTACTGGATAATCATCTAAGCTTTTAAACTCATCATTATCTAATAAGTCATCAAATATATTTTTAAATGTATCAGAAATAAATTTTGGTTGATATTGTTTTTTGAAGTAGTATGCCATTTTGTCTCTTTTTTTAAGTGTTATAAACTAGTGTGTAAATTCGTCTCTTAAATCACTAAATTCAAGTATTTACTATTAAACTATTGCTAATAGTATGCCAAAAAATTAAGACCTAAACAAAAAAGGCTTCCATTCTTCTCGCTCTCGCTGAAATGGATGAAAGAATGGGTATGGGTTGGCAGGTTTAAGCTCTTTTCCTTCTTTATTTGTATATGGATAAATTGCCGCCTTCTTGCAATTGCATGTTTGACAAGTAAGCGTAACATTATAACTTTCTTTAGTTCCCCCTTTGCTTTTTGGGTAAATATGCTCTATTGTCATATCTTTCATGTCAAACCTATCGCCGCAAATTTGACAACGACCTTTATATCTTTTATATAAATAGCGTAAGTTAGGCTTATTCTTAGTTTGAAAAACCCATTTTGCGGTTGTCAATAAAATGGTTGGAACAGGGTATAATGCATTAGAAGAAGAGAGAAATGGTTGGCTTTTGTAATAAGATGCTCGAGATGAATCAATCCAATCTTCCCACAATAAAGGTTCTCCTGAGAAACTCAGAGCTTTAACAGAAGGATTTTTATGCGAAGATGATCCTGAAGATATTAATTTTCTAATACCTTCTTTTGCTGTAGTAATATTAATTGGCGTCCAGAAATGAGACAGTATTAACACTGTCCTGTCCTTACTATCAATTAAATTCAAATTTATTTTTCTTCGTGATGACCGCCTTTGGAGGAATTAGGTTTTTCATGAGTATAGCCCATTTTTTTCATTTTTAAATGATCTTCCATAGTCTTCGCTTTATAACCTTTGCCTGTTTTCGGGTCATACATCATATGCGGCTTGAAATCTTCTGCAGCATAATCCTTTTTCATTTTTTTAGATTGAGCTTTTTTAATAGCTTCTTTTGACGGGTAATCTTTATCTCCTGGCTTTGCAGCTTTATAGTTTTTGCCCATTCTTTTTTTCTTTTTTTGAATATTTTCCCAGAGTCCTGCATCAGAAGTTTCTCCTTGTTTTTTAAGAATTGCATCTTGCAGAGGTTTGGGTAATTTTTTTTGCTTTTCAGTTAAACCTGCTTCTCCTTTTTCATATAAAGAGCTTTTCATTTTTTTGTATTGCATTGCGCATGCAGCATAAGTTTTATCTTTATCCATCCCAGCTGTATTGACAAGATCTTCATCGTATTTTGCGCAATGATCTATAAACGCTTTTTCCATGTAATCTGAGGAAGCTTCTGTAGACTCTTCAATTTCTTCGCCTTTTGTATAATCTGTTACGCTTTTTTTGCGCTCCCACATTTTACAACTCCAATAACGAGCTTTTGTTTTTGGCCCAGGGTTTTCGCAATTGTGTCTTGCTCGAAAACTTTTACGCCTATTTGGATCGTCGCGTTTAATTTCCATATTTGGATCACCAAAATTAACTTTAACAACATTACCTTTTTCGTTTTTTACATAGACTGAAAACTTTTTGGGGCCTTTTGGAGTTCTGAATGGTTTATTTAATTTTTTACCTTCATTAGCTTTTTTAGCCCAGCTTTCTTCGTCGATTACTTCTTCAAAACCAAGTTCTTCTACATCAATAAAAATAGTACTCCACATTTCATCTGTGAATTCTGGATCTTCTTGTAATTGATTATTATAAATATCTAACTTAGCCTGAATAAAATCTTCTTCTGTGAATAAATTGATTTCATCTCTTATTCCATCATCGATTAAAACGTTTGCGGAAGCTTTAGAAATATCTTGATCAGCTTTTCTATAACTATCTTTTACTTTTCCACCCCTAACCATTTTAAGAAACATATTTACTCTTGCCATGGCCCATTGGCCTCTGGTTTTTCCGGGTCTATGACTAGAAGAAAAAGCCCCTGCTCCTCTGCGATATACTTTTTTAAGTTGAGATAAAGTAACTTTTTTGCTGTATTTGTCGTTATGCTCTTTAACTTTTGTCTTTAAAGCTTCTACAACTTTATCAGAGAAAGTGATCGAGCTGCCTTTTTTGGCTGCACTTCCAGGTTTGTTCTTGCTGGAACCTTTGCGTTTTTCGGATTTTTTTGCGGGTGTTTGCGCAGAACTTTTAGGTCCTGGACGTTTTGCTGAATAAGAGTCTTCTTTCATAATTATGTGTTACACAATAAATTGTAATCATTCTCGTACATTTTTTGCACTAATTTTTTAAAATTTGTTTTTCTTTTCCATCCTAATTCTTTTTCTGCTAAAGATGGATCTCCGCACAATTTGTGAACTTCTGCTGGTCGATAAAATTTTGGGTTAACTTCAAATAGTATTTCTTTGTTTTCTGTAAGATATTTTTCTTCTTCATTTTTACCCGATTTAACATATTTAATATTAGCGCAACTTAAAGCTTCTTCAAGAAATTCTCTTACGCTATGCATTTCACCGCTTCCAAGCACATAATTTTTTGGACGATCTTGATTAAGCATTAACCAAACCCCGTCCATGAAATCTTCTGCGTCGCTCCAGTCTCTCTTGGCTTCAATATTTCCTAAAGTAAGAGGCGTTATTTTTTGATTGTTTTCTATTTGAGTTTTTATTTTTGCAATACCATGAGTGATTTTTCTAGTAACAAAATCTAATCCGCGCCTTTTTCCTTCGTGATTGAATAACCAACCTTGTATAGCATATAAACCATAAGACTCTCTGTAGACCCTAACAATATGTCTCGCAGCACATTTCGCCGCACCATAAGGAGATTGAGGTAACAGTGGATGAGATTCATTTTGAGGAGAGAAAACTACATCGCCAAATTCTTCACTGCTTCCAGCATTGTAAAATCTACAGTGAGGAGAGAACCTTCTAATTGATTCTAAAATATGTAGCACTGCATTAGAATCTGTTTCCCATGTTTGTATTGGATAGTTCCAGCTTCCAGCTACAAAAGACTGCGCAGCAAAGTTGATAAAAAAATCTGGTTGTAAATCAATGACTATATCACGAATACTATGTGCGTCGTTTAAATCCATGTCAATCAACTCAAATCGCGGTTCATTTTGTAAGTGCAAAATATTTTCGTGATTTTTGACGCTTAAGCGTCGTGCCGTGCCATAGATTTTATGATCTGTGTTTTGCAGAAGATAGTCTACCATGTGACTACCGTCTTGACCTGTTACTCCTGTTACTAAAACTTTTTTCATTTTAATTTTAAAATTGAATTTATTGTGTTATCTGTCATGGGTGTTGGCAATGAGTTTTCTTCTATATTAAAAAATCCCCATTCATCGTGTTCAAAAAAATCTTGAGCTTTTTCGTTTGGAAAGGTTAAGTCATTTAATGATGCGTGGAAAACTGCAAATTTATTTTCTTCGTCCATATTATAAGAAGTTAAAAACTTTACATCTTTTTCATTTAAATCTATCAAGGTCTCTTCGTAAACTTCTCTTATGGCTCCTACTTTTGGATCTTCCGATGTTTCGATTAATCCGCAGGGCATAGACCAATATCCTTGAAAGCTTGCCGCAAAAGAACTTCTTCTGCCGAGAAGAATGAGTTTTCCAAAAGTTAAAATAATTCCTGCCGCTTTATACATCTAAAAAATCATCTAGTTTTTGTTTGTTTTCCCAGTGCGGACAGCCTTCGTAATTCATTTTTACAATTTCGTCTCCATCTTCAGGTTCAAGGTTGTGTCTCGAATCAACAAATGCAGTTTTTTTAATTTTCCCTTCAGAATCTTTTAAAGCATAGTATTCCATAGGCTTGCGATATGGACAAATAAAAGCTTTTATGGGTTCTCCATTTTTATCTAAAATTGGTTCACCTTTAGACATTTTATATCCATCTTTTCCGCAGGCTAAGGGGCCGCCAAACGTTCCATCTTTAGGAAAATCTTGTAGAGCTGCAAAATTTGATTTAGCAGTCTCTTCATCAAAATTATCTAAGTATTCTTGAAATTGATTTAGTTGATATTCAAAACCCTCAAGCTCTTCTTGGGTAATCTTATCCATTTTGACATAACCTTTTCCATAGTTTCCAAGCAAGTCTTTATCTAAGTCAAATCTTAAAAACAAAAATTCGCTTTGTGGATTTGTTTCAGGCATAAGATGTTTGACTGCCAAACAATAAATTAAGTTTTGTAAATTATCTGTTATATCTTTGCCTTTAAAAACTGATTTGCTGCTTTTGAAGTCTCTAATGATTACAGAGTTATCTTTATAAACAAACAGTTTATCGATATAACCTCTTATTGCGTATCTTACATTTTTCTCAGGTTTATTTATTTCGAGGTCAAAAAATTGCTCAGACTCCGCCTTAACAGGTTTATCTTCGATGTCTCCAAAAAAATCACACCTCAAGCCATTAACTATCATTTCGTCAATCAATTCTAGGTTTTCAGAATCATTTACAGATAATTCTTCAGCTTCTTTTTTTACTTGAGATGCTACAGCTTTAGTGTTCCATATTGTGCCATCTTCTATGATTTGGTTAAATTCTTTTTTATGTTTAGTGCCTAATAATTCAAATACATTATGGCAAATAGTTCCTCTACTAGATCCATCATTACCTGTATCTGGAAGTTTTAATTTATAATTGCACCAATATGTCCAGCTGCATGTTTGCGCGGTTTTAATTCTACTTGCGGAAAGTTTTGTTAATTCACTCATCTAATAATATTGATTGGTTTTTTAATAAGGATTTCGGCAAGTGTTTTTGTATTTTTGTAATTTTTTCTAAAATAAATTTTTGCTGTTCTTTTGGGTTTATTGATAATAGCTTTTTTTCCCACTTTTTAAAATCTTCTTCATTCATTTCTCCGAAATCTTTTGCAGTTGGAAGACATATAGATATATTCTCAGGGCTATAATAATTTAAAAGCTTCAGATAATTTTTTATACTAGCTTCTAAGCCCCTGTTTCTTTCTGAGGAAGCATCATTGTTTAACCCTAGAATAATTCTTGGATTGTTTATTGATAAAGTTGCGCAAATTAATTTACTTGATACATCAAGACCAAAAGTTACTAAAACATTATGATATCCAAATTCATTAAGTTTAAGTAGGTCCCCAATACTCTCAACAAATATTACATAGCCTTTGGATTCAATTTCTTGTTTGGTTTTGTCGTTTGTATATAGTGGGTATATCCATGATTTTTTACGACCTACATGCTTCCATTTCGGCCTGCCTTCTATAGTAGTCATATCTCTTCCTGAGAAACCGTGTATTTGTCCGTGTTCATTGTAAATCGGGAAAACAAATCTTTTATTAAGTTTTCCGTTTGTTGCGAATCCACCTTTTAGGTTTTTAAGATTTTCCGAACTGATACCTTTATCATTGTAAAATTTATAATGAGGTAACAATTTTTTAAGACATTCTTCTGGGTATATTTCTTCCATTTCTAATTTTTCTGAATTTTGTATTCTGTTGTATGCATCTCCAAGATTATCTTCATCAATAAATTTTTTAACTTCGCTTTTATCATTGGTTCCAAGAGTAATTTCCACTAATCTCTGAAAAGGAGAGAAGGATGAATTTTGTACGTGATCTTTCCATACTCCGGTATTTTTATAGATTTGTATCGCAGTTTTATTATCGCCGTTTCTGAAAACGGCATTAGTCTGCCAATACGAGCCTCTGTCGGATAATTTGTAACCCAACTCAAGTAGGGAGTCTTTTATTTTTTCTGGACTCATTAGATATTTGGGATTTCATCGGTCATGCCTTCGAGCAAGCCAACGCCTTCAGAGTCCATATGCTCAACCATATCTTGAAGATCTCCTCTTTCTTCAATATTAAAATTTTCCATATGCAAGTTGATGTAATTCTTTTTCTTGCTTCCGTCAGGCATTTCGATAGGCTGTAAAGCTCTATGCACATCTTGACCTAACCATCTGTATTTTAATGAAATGAATTTATGAGTGCCGAAACCTTCAGGTTCTGATTGAATTTCGTCCATGGTTTTTTGCCGAAGCAAAAACAAGTGGGAGCAGAACTGAGTGATTTGGTCAGATAGAGATACAATACTTTCATCATCTACCACATTTTCAGATCTTCTGTTATTTGTAATTCCTAACCTATTACTTTGAACACTAGTCAGCATTGAGATAGTTGGGCCATCAGAAAAGCATAATTCTTTATTTATTAACTGTTTAAATTTATCAACCATTCTGCCTACAACTTCCCAAGAGCTAGATCCATTTTGTCTTTCGTAAGTTGTTTTAATGTAGTCAAAGCTAAATATCATCTTATTACCTCGCCCAACTTCAGAAAAATAAAATCTTCTGATAATATTTAACATACTGTCTATGCTGTGACCTGCAACATTGTAATAGTAAAACTTTAAGTTTTTTATTTTAAGCCAAGTATTTCTAACTTTATCTACAATTTCTTGCCCAGCCTGCCTCCATCTTCCGGTTTCAAGTAAATGCATTGGTACTCCAGATAGAGCGGAGCATTGGCGAACAATCAATTCTTCTTTGCTCATTTCCCCGTTATCAAAATGAAGTATTGGCACATTATTGTTTAAGCTTGAAACTTTTGTGCAGAAATCCATACAAAATTGAGTCTTACCTACTCCAGCTCTTGCAACAACTACTGTTATATTTCCTGGTCGTAAAAGCGAGCCATAAAGCTGATTAACTCTTTCGTGAGGCCCCATTAAGCCAAATTGATCAATTGGATTATTACCTCTTTCTTCAATAAAATTTTCCATATCATCAAAAAGATTTTCAGGTTTATTCGATCCAATTTCATAGAGATTGACTTTACCGTTGTGTATTTTATCTGCCTGAGAAACAATCTCATCAAAAGATGCGCTTGATGCAATTGTTTTCATGTTTTTTGCAACCTCTAGAGATGCATCGTGAATCTCTCTCCTAACAGTCATTTTCTTTAATTCTTGAGCAGTTTTAACTACGCCATCTTTTGATATCTGTCTTAATGATAAAGCCTTAATGTAGTCCGCGATATTAATATTGTCTTCGAATGATATATTTAAAGACTGAACTCTCTGAGCTAATAGCACTTCATCTAAAGAGTCTCCTTGTTCTAGGGCTTGCCGCAAGATAGAGAAAATTGTTTTATTAACTATCGAATGTTTGTCGTAAAAATCGCCTTGATCTATAAATGCTGCGATTAGTGGATATGTTTCTGGGTACTTTATCAACCCAGATAATAAGTGTTGTTCTATTTCGTATGAGTATACCATGTTCTAATGGTATCACTAATACGTTTTGAAGTCAAGAATTTTCTTCGTCAGTTGGAAAATCAATACTCAAATCTTGGCAGCTCATTTGCTCTAAGTATTGTTCAAGAGCTTTCCTTAGTCCCATTTCTACGATAGGAGACTGGGTCTTGGTTATTATTGATGGAGAACCTTCTTGGTTGACATATGCCAAGACAAAGCCGCTATCTCCATCTGTAAATCCACTAAATTCAAACAATTGACGTAATATATTATCTGGTAAATTAAATTGACCTAAATTTTCTGGATCAAGATTTTCGTCATTCATATATATTATAATACACTATTTATAGAATGACTCCATGTTTCTTGAAAAAAACTTTATTTAATTCTTCTGTAGAGTATATTTCTATCAATTGAATGTCATTGATTTCGCAGAATTTTAATTTATCTCTATCTCTGGAAAGTTGATTAATGTAGTTGATTCTGTTACCTCCGTGAAAAAAAGGTACATACCTTGTATGCTGTGCGCCTTGGACTTCTATAGCTATTTTTTTATTAGCATTATAAAAATCTAAAGAAAGCTTTGTCCCTGCAACAGGAAATTCTTCGAAAACGATATGATGCCCCCAAAAGTCTTGAAGGAATTGTTTGGTTTCGAACTGAATATTACTTTTGCTTTTAGCTTGCCAGTCTATCAAATAGTTTTTTGATTTTTTGACACTTCTTATTGCGCCATTTAATGTCTTAAAGCGCATTGGTTAGCTTTTGAAAATCTTCATAAAGAAAGTTGCAGAGGGTTTCGTTTTCTTCTAGATATTCAATGAGTTTAGGTTCGCCTTGTATTTTTTCAATCATTTCTACATCTTTTTCCTTAAGTTCATTGAGAAAATCTTCTGACACAGTAATCCAAGCGCCTTTCTTTTCTATAAGATTAAAAAGATATAACATATCCAATATCTCTCTGGCTCTCCATACTGAGTTGCCATTTTTCTGACCATATTTGATTGGGTATTTTACCCCAGAACCTGTTTTTTCATTGACACTTTTTCTGAATTTTATTTTACAATAATGTCCTGCAGGACTGCCTTTATCTTCAAGCTTAGCTGCTGAAGGGTTTGGAAAAATAATATCTGAATTATACCTTTCTTCAAACTCTAATATAAAGTTGGCGTAGTGCTTGATTGCGTTTCCACCTGCTTGTTTAACCTTTGGTCCGCCTCTAGATGCATATGGATTTGTAGCTACTTCTACGCGAACTTGACTGGTTAAAATCATTGTGTGCCCCATTTTTGTAATAGGTAGAACCATTTTCTTTAAAAACACAGAAGTGATTAAAGCTCCTCCTGCTACCTGCTCTGATTCTGCAAATGGTTTATCTATGTCGCCTATTCTGCATAATGCATCTACGCTATCAACGATAAACATATACCTTTTATCTTCTTCATTATGAAAGACTAACTCTCTTATCAATTCGAAAACTTTTTCAAAAATATTACAATCAAATACAAAAAATTTTTCTGGGTCAGTGTTAATCCCAGATCTCTCTATCATCTCTGTGCTAAATCTTCCTTCGCTTTTTATGTAGATAATCATTCCTTTATCTTTAAAATGCTTCTGAAAGTTTCGAGCAAAAGCCATCGCGCAACTAGTTTTTCCACCCTCATTAATGCCTGTAAATCGATGCGCTCCGCTAGGGAGTCCTCCTCCTAATGCTATATCAAGATTTAAGCTTCCGCTGGAAATTTTGTAATCTTCAGATTCGTGAAAGTTATAGTGGTACTTTTTATTGTCTTTATCTGAAAGAAAGCTTGCGATTTGATCTGTTGTACTGATTTGTTTTTCTTTTGTTTTACTCATCTATAAATTGTCTAATTGATTTTGGTTTTTTCGATAAAATTTTATCTTCTCCAGTTTTTTCGCCAAGAATAATATCTTGCCTTGGGGGTATGACATAATTGAATTCATTGTACTTTTTGCGCAGCAGAGTTATTCCATTGGCTGCTTTAAGTACTGCTAATGAAGGTACTTTTTGTATTTGAACTTTTTGCCAGAAATCTTGATTTGGAAATATTTCCATCAAAGAGTTAAGTAATTTCATTTCTCTAGCCCAAAACATCCTCTTTTGAGTCGAGGGCTCTTGAACTAATCTCTTGATTACATTTCTCTTGTTAAACTTTGGCACTATACAACAGTACCATGTAAGTTAAGTGAAGTCAAGCTTATTTTTGAAAGCTGTATTCTGGTTTAATTTTCTTTAATTCTCTGTTGCTTGTTCTGATATCTATTCTAGATGATATAGCTTTTTCGAAAGAAGTTGAAAATGAATCGGGCTGTATGTTGGTTGCCTCAATTTCTTTTGCGATTCCCTGCATGGTTTTAATTTGATCGTCAGAAAAAGGTTCAAATTTTGAGAATTGATGGTATCCTCCTATAGAGCTTTTTATTCTAAGCATAAACCTGCCGCCGCCTATATCATTCATGAAAATTATTGAGCCAGAGTTTTTCTTTAAAGATTCTTCGAGCAATTTATTTTTCTGATTTTTTAACTCATTAACTTGGTTTTCTAAAGTTTTATTTTGAGATTTATTTATTTTAAGCATTTGATTTTCTTGAGATAAATTTTGCATTTCTTCTTTTAGTTCTTCGAAATTATTTTCTATAGAATTGCATTCTATTTTTATTGATTGTATTTCTTTTTTATTTTCTTCGTGTTTACCTAAAACAGATTTGATTTCTCTTGCGCTTTTTTGAACTTCTTCGGCGTTTTTAAATAATTGTTTTTTATCTTCTTTTAATTGAATGATTTGCGTTTCTAAATTTTGTTTTTCTTCGCTGAGTGTTTCAATGTCTTTAGATATACCCGCAGTTTCTTCTTGATTGATAATCGATTTTTCAACTTCAAGTTTTAACTTCCTTGCGGATTCTTTATTTTTAGAAATTTCTTGTTTATATTTTTCAATTTGATTTTCGTGAAGTTCTACGATTTTTTGCTCTTCTTCTAAATCTTTTTTTCTTTCATTCAATTCAAATTCTTTATCCTCTAAATTCTTATGTTTTAGTTCAATTTCATTGATTTTTTCAAGATATAATGACTCATCCATTGCCATTTTGGGAAATTTCTTAGAAAGAGATATGTGAGCCGCAAGAACTAATAGAACTGCTAGTGGGTCAAATACAAAAATCAATATAACTATAACTATTCTTACAGCTTTGCCGATATCAAAATCAAGTCCAGTAAAGTCTGCGATTAATTCTGCTACATATTTAATAGGCCCGACTTCAGCCTCTAGCTGTCTTGATCCATCATCAAGATCAAATTTTTGCTTTTCTAGTTCATCAATTTTATCAAGAGCATTAGATATATTAGCGTTCAACTCTTCAATCTTATTTTCAACATTTTCAGGTTTTTCAAAACCTATGCTCTGATAATCTTGTATTCTTTTTCTTATATCAGATATTAATGCGGACGTTTCGTTTCGGTATTTAGAAATGCGAGCTTCAATATCGGATTTTTTCGAAGCAAGCTCCTCTCTTTCTTGAGCTTGTTCGTTTGTGATTTTTTCTAGCTCTTTTGTTTTATTTGAGAATAATCCTCCGGATTTATTTTTTACTACATTTAATTGTTCATTTAATTCATTAATTCTTAATTGTATAGGTTCAAGCATTTTACTATCTAATGCAATATCTTTTTCTAATTGAGAGCTTAACTGATCTATTTTGTCTTGTTCTAGCTTGATATTCTGGGAACTCTGGTCACTTCTGTTTTTGTTTTTATTTTCATTTTGCAAGATCAACTCTTTTTGTCTTTTAATATAATCGTTTTCTCGAGCTATTTTAGATTCAACTTGAGTAACTAAAGCATTCGCTTTTTCAGCGTGTTGTTCGTGCTCGATATGAGATTTAGATAAAAAGCCAAAAATACCCATACTTGTAATTCCCATAAGAACTATGATTGCTCCAAATAAATATATTTTTAATGTGATTGGCGCAGTTTTCCAGTTTTTATGCAACCATATAGCAGCAATTATTTTACCGACTTCTAGCACGGCGCCCATTGCTATAACTGCCTCTATAGAGCCTGGGAAGATTGTAGCTAAACCAATTATACTAAAATAGGCCGCTATCAGTGAAATGCTTAAAGCTGAAATTAATGTTGTTATTGCAAAAATCATGATATTTTGTAGTTTGAGTTTGGAGGTTGTTTTTTATTGGTATCATCTATAGTTGAGATATCTTCGCGATTTGAGTTTGCGTAGAAACCGCCATTGTCGTTGCCATAATAACCTTCTTGACCCTTTTTAGCTAGCGGGTCAACTTTTTGTTGTGAAGGGTAGTCAAATTGATCAAAAGATATCTCTCGATTATCATTTGGGTATCTAAAATTTGGATCGTCTGATAAACTCATGCCTTTTAATTACACTAATCACTTTTAATCTGAACAGTAATTTTCTGGCCATTGTCTAATTCTATAATTGCAAACTTTGCTCCATCATCTGGTCCACCCATTTCTTCATACTCCTGTATAATAGTTCCCCATATTTTTCCATATGGAGTTAAAACTATGCATCGATTTTCTTTTTTACTCATGTTAATATATACACTTTTAGCTAAATCTACAAAAGTTAAAAGTTAACTTTGGACTTTTATTAGACTTTACTTTAACTTTTGTGTATCATAAGTGATGAGCAAGAGAAAATATGAAAAAAAGTCTGATTATTGGAATAAATTTAAAAAAGAAGACTTAAATGATCTAACTGAATCTTTCAGCAAAGACATTAACACTCCTGCTTCTGCAGGAGAACCATATTATATCGAATCTTCTGCTGCATACATCAGGTCTCAATCTCGATCAGACGAAAATGCTTCTCGCAGAAACTCTATACATAAATCTGATAAAAAGTTTAGATTTGCAAATATAGCGGATGGACTGTTGCCTTATAATTATTCCAAGGATGGAGTTAGTATTCGTAATGCTATAGAATTGTGCCAAAAAGCTTATGCAAATGTAGCTGTGTTTAGAAACGCTATTGATATAATGTCTGAATTTGCAAACACAAAAATATATTTAGAAGGTGGAAATCAAAAATCTAGGGAATTTATATATAAGTGGTTTGAGAAAATAAACTTATGGTCTCTAAGTGATCAATATTTTAGAGAATATTATAGAAGTGGAAACATTTTCTTATATAGAGTAGATGGACAGTTTTCTAGAGAAGACTTTGATAAGCTTAGTAAAGTCTACGGCTCAACAATTTCTCTTCAACCCGGCAAGATACCTGTTAAGTACATCATGCTTAACCCTTTTGATGTTGTCGCTCACCGAGGATCTTCTTTTGAGTCAGCTCTTTATGAAAAAATATTATCTGAGTATGACATAGAAAGACTAAGAAGTCCTAAAACAGATTATGACCTAGAAATATTTGAATCCTTGGATCAAGAAGTTCGTGATCAAATTAAAAATGGCGGTTACAATTCAGACGGTATAAAAATAAAACTTAATCCTGATAAGTTAATTTACTCTTTTTACAAAAAACAAGACTACGAACCTTTCGCTATCCCTTTTGGGTATTCCGTACTTGATGATATAAATTTTAAACTTGAACTTAAAAAAATAGATCAAGCAATCTGCAGAACTATAGAAAATGTTATTTTATTAATAACTATGGGGGCAGAGCCAGACAAGGGAGGTATTAATCCAAGAAATATGGAGGCAATGCAGAACCTTTTTAAAAACGAAAGCGTTGGAAGGGTTTTGGTTAGCGATTTTACAACAAAAGCTCAATTTGTTATTCCTGACATTAGTAAAGTTGTAGGTCCGTCTAAATATGAAGTGATTAACAACGACATTAAAGAGGGTCTACAAAATGTTATTGTCGGAGATGAAAGGTATAGTAATACTCAAGTTAAAACCACTATATTCCTTGAAAGATTGAAGGAATCTAGAAACGCTTTCTTAAATCAATTCTTGCAACCACAAATCAAAATGATTTGCCAAAATCTTGGTTTTAGAAAATATCCAACCGCCAAATTTGAAGAAGCAGATATCAAAGATGAGGTTCAATTACAGAGAGTTGCAACTAGGCTTATGGAACTTGGTATAATCACTCCTGAACAAGGAATGGATGTACTAGATAAGGGAGTATATCCCAAGCCCGATGAATTAGAGCCTGCTCAGAGAGAGTATATAGATAAGAGAAAGCAGGGTATGTATAACCCAATCGTCGGAGGTGTTCCAATGATAGAGGATGATCCTGGTCTGCAAAATACACAACCAACTAAAGAGGTAGGTAGACCCGTTGGAACTTCTGATATACCTCAAGAATCTCAATCGGAAGATTTATATAGCAGAAAAAATTTACAAGAAGCAATTTATGAAAGCGAGAAGTTTAGGAATGAAGCTTATACTTTCATGAGAAAAAACACTTCTAAAAGTAAGCTTAATAAAACACAAAAAAATATGATTGATGAGTTGTGTCAATCTATTATGATTGCATCCGATAAAAATTTATGGATTAAAAAATTAGAAGAATGTATCGATGATTCCAATAACATTGAAAATTTGGGATGCTTGGAAGGAGTTCAAGAAATAGCGGCAAAACACGATTTAGATTTATATTCTGCTGCATTACTTTATCATAGCAGTAAGGGGGAGTAAGGAATGGGAGCTTTCGAAACTTTCGTAAACGCTAACCTGGGCATAAGAAAGCCGCTGATTCTGGATAGCGGTCCACCTTCATTGAGTCAAAAGGCTGCAGGTATTGTTGGTTCAGAATATATTGATCTTGATGATAATTCAATATATGAAAAAACTGGTGAAAATAATAGCGTAGATTGGAAGTTCATTAGAAAGTTGGGGAGTTCGAATGAACAATTAGTTAATATTTCAGGAGATTTTTATCAGGAATTAAATGAAATTAATCAAGAATTAATACAAGTTTCAGGATCTTTAAGGCAAGAGATATCTTCTATTTCGGATAATGTTGTAGCATCAAAAGTAGATTTACCGACTGGCGTTGGAGATATATCATTGAAATATCATGACATTCATCATTCTTTAAATTTTAATGCAACTCCACATGTCTTTGTTAATCTCACATCAAATTCTGGATGCCCCGCTTTTTATGCATACTCCACTTATGAAGTTGATCAAAGCGGGTTTAAGGTTGCTTTTTCAGATATTATAAGGAAAGAGCATCAAGCACTAGAGCTTTTGATTATAGAATCAACTTTTGGATCTAACGCTTTACTTTCTCAGGAGATAAATTTTCCAGAAATAGGCACAGGTTATGTAAGTTCAGGAACTTATGATTTAAACGCGTCCGCCACTTCTCAACTTGATGTAAGTTATTCTTTAGATCAAACAGGCGCAGTAGAATTAAGTAATAATGCTTTAATATTAAATTATGGTGGGGAAGTGAATATTACTGCAAGTCAGACAGGCAATGAGTTGTATAATGCAGCAGGCGATGTTACTAGGTCCCTTACTATAATTGACGATACTATTTGTGATTATGTAACTTTACATATCCAAAGCGACACAAATAATGAATCTGATCCTATTGTTGACAGCTCACTATTAACGGGTCAAGTTTATCAAAGTGGAGACGTGGGTCATATAACTGGATCAAACTTATTCTCGACAAGTTCTATTGAATTTGATGGAGATGGAGATTGGTTATATGTAGATTCACAAGATGAATTAACCGGAGACTTTACAGCAGAAGCTTGGTTTAATATTAAAAATATTCCAGCTGCTTCAGGATTCAATTTATCATCTGATACATCAGAATCTCTTTTAGAAGATGATGTTCTTGAGATTACTGGAGATATGACTTTAAGTTATGTTAATGATAGAGTATCTTCTATTGGTAGTAATACAATTACATTAACAAATTTAAGCGGCATTAACTTTGAAGAAGATCAAAGACTATTGTTAATTTCAACTTATGGGCCATCCGGTTCGACCGTAGGTAACTATGAGTTTGTAGAGACTTCAACTATTAATCAAAACACGATAACGCTAAAATCAAACATACAAAAAGATTATGATGTTGATAATTATACATTTATTGTTGCTCCAAAAAGATATAATAAAATTATTGTTGAAGAGAATGTGAACGTTTCTTCTGAAGCCTGGTCTGATTCTAGTAGCTCTATTCAAGGTTTGGTATTGTTATCTGCTAATGAAATAGTTGTTAAAGGTAATCTATCCGCAAATTCACTTGGATTTAGAGGAGGTAATATCGGAAATGCATCAAGTCCAAGCGGAGGCAGGGGAGAGAGTTATGTTCCTGGAGTTTGGAATGTAAAATCTACGTCTCAAGCATATGGTGCTGGCGGCGGAGGTAAATATACTTCTTCAAGCGGCACTGACACAGGAAGTTCTGGAGCGGGAGGCGGACATGGATCTGCTGGTACTAATGGTTCTGGAGGCACTGCAAAAGCAGGTGAAGCTTTTGCTTCTATCAATAACACTATTAAGGAAAAAGTTTTTATGGGTCCTGGAGGCGGACAAGGAGCTTCTGATAATGCAAGTCCATTCGACAATTCTTCATCTAGAGGAGGTTACGGAGGACGTGGAGGTGGAATTGTAATTATTGATTCAATTAATTGCCAAGTAACTGCTTCTGCATCTATAAAAGCTAATGGGCAGCAAGGGTTTGAAGCTTATGACCCAGGTGATGCTGAGCCAGGTAATGGAGGAGGCGGAGCTGGAGGTTCTATATTATTTATGGGCAATTTAAATAATGAAGGTTTAATTGAAACAAAATATGGAGATCGAAGAAAAGCAGACGGTAGCGGTCAAAGCTCTGGCTATGGATATACATCTGGTTACGGAGGTAATGGAGTTATTGCTTGGTTTGGGTATCAGGTTGGTAATAAGCCTAGTTATTGCCTTGATCATTACTTATGGAAAAATTCATCCTTTATCTTGAGTGGAGGTTCGACTACTCAGACATCAACAGGAGGTAGCTCAATAGCCATCAACGCAGTATCAAAAAATTCTTCAGAGTATCAAATTACATATGGAAGTATCGGTAATAATGTGTTGGTTGATAGTAGCTTAAGTTTTAACAACTGGTATCATATAGCTATGGTTAGAAAAAATGGAGCTGAAACATTGTATTTAAATGGTTCATCGGTAAGTACTAGACAAAATTCTGTAACTTACCAGAATGACGCTTATTCTATAGGTGGTCAAGCTTTGAATAATTTCGTGTCACCTTTACCTATGAAGGGTAATCTACAAGATCTTCGCATAACACAAAAAGCTTTATATCATAATAATTTTACAACTCCAACTTCTTTATTGAAAATATGTAATAATTAAATTAAGTTTAATTTAACTTAGTTTTTTGTTTGATAGATCGTGTAAATAACGACATGAATATTGTTTTAACTGCAAGTTTTGATAAAGGAATTTTTTGTAATGGTTTACAGCAGAATATCGTTTTCTTAGCCGAAATGCTTCAGGATATGGGGTATGATCCTGTTATATGTATAAATCATGAAAAATCTAAATGTATTGACGCGCCAAATAATTTATTGATTATAGATGAAAATGATCTTGTAAATTTGGAAAATGTAGATTATTTATTGCAAACAGGTTGGGTAGTAGGTAATAAAGTTATTGATCACTTAAAAATCAAGAATAAGGGTATGCAAAATGTGCATGTTCATTATGGGAATAGAATGCTTGCGGATGTTGAGCAAGCAAGTTGGGACACTATATCTGTTGGTAACTATAGTATAGATCAAGTTTGGATTTCTCCTCATTATGAGATTTCGCTAAATTACTTTAAAACGTTTTATCATACAGAAAAGGTATTTGTCTTGCCTTATATCTGGAGCCCTAAATATATACAAGTTCACGAAATGATCTGGAATAAAGCAGGATTTTCTTGCAAATATAATCCTCGAGATCCCAAGAATATAGCTATCGTTGAGCCGAATTTAAATATGACCAAAAGCTGCGTTCCTGCTATTATGCTTGTTGAAGAATATTACAATAGTTATCCACAAGTATTTGATAAAATGACAGTTTATTGTTCTAGTAATCTTAGCGGCAAAAAATACTTTAGATCATTAATGTGGGGCTTGAATTTAATTAAAGATCAAAAAGTTTCTTTTGATGGTAGGCAAAAAATTAGCAAGATATTTTCTCAAGAATCAAATGTTGTAGTATCTCATCAACTTTTAAATGCATTGAATTATACATATCTAGAGGCTTTATATTTTAATATTCCGTTGGTTCATAATTCAGAATATATCAAAGAAGCGGGTTATTACTACCCAGATTACGATACTAAAACTGGCGCAAAAGCTTTAAATGGTGCTTTATCTTTTCACGACTCCAATCTTGAAAACTACCAAAAAATTGCAAAAAGAATTATAGATAGGTATTCTCCTAATAACGAACAAGTTAGAAAAAAGTACAAAGACTTATTTGAGTGAAAATAGGAATTACTATAGATTTATCTTTAGCTTTTTGGGCTAATGGAGTTCAGCAAAATATAGTATTTCTGAGCCATTTATTTTCTTCAGTACCTGATAATGAGTGTTGCTATATCAGCGAATCAAGACTGTCAGATTCGATAGAAAGCGAAACTGAATATGTTAGTCCAGAGCAAATCAAGGAATCAAATATTAAGTTTGACGTAATTATTGTCGCAGGTTTAGGTTTAGATGATGAAATTTATGATCATTTGATTAAGATTAATCCTGATATTAAAATTGTATTGATACACTGCTTTAATAAGCTTATGGACGATATAGCCTTTAATGTTGCATACCCAGATACAAATCAATCTCCTGCTCAAACACCTAAGTATTTATCTGAAATATGGGTTCTACCTCATCATGAATTTTCGATTGAATATATAAAATCATACTATAATTTCGATAAAATTAAACAAGTGCCTTACTTATGGAGTCCGTTTTTTGTTAATCAAAAATTACATGAAATGAAGCAAAAGGGTGTTAGCCCATTATTTAAAAAAGGTTGGGAAAATAAGGTATGCATTTTTGAGCCTAATTTTTCTCACATAAAGAATTGCCTAGTTCCTTTAATGATCTGCGAAAAATTTCAAAATACTTTTGGCGACGATCTTTTTTCTTTGAATGTTTTTTGTTGTGAAAAATTAAGGAACAATAACTTTTTTAAAAAATTCGTGGCGCGTTTAAATATAATCAATAAAAGAGAAAACTTTTGTTTTTTTAATAATAGATGGTCTACTCTTGCTGGATTAGCTAGATGGGGAAGCACAGTGGTGAGTCATCAAATGTATAACTCCTTGAATTATGCTCATTTAGAAACATTGTATTTAGGTCTTCCACTAATACATAATTCAGAGCCATTAATGGATCTTGGGTATTATTATCCAGATTTTGATATAGATATGGGCGCGAAGCAATTGAAAAGCGCTATTATAAATCATGATTCATGTATAGATAGTTATACTAAAGATGCAAAAGATTTTATAAAAAAATTCGACCCAAATTCAGGCTCTAATATTAAAGAATATATGGATCTGTTAAAGTAATGAGGTTGAAGAACATAGACGGATGTTTTTTTATTAATCTTGATAAAAGAGTTGACAGGCTTCAACATATAAATAATACCTTACCTTTTGATTCCGAGAGAGTATCTGCCGTAAACGCTTCTACATTGCAGTTAACTGATGAGATTAAAAAATTATTTTCTAATAATTATTATAAATTTGCTAAAGCAGAAATTAGTTGCACCTTGAGTCATTATTACTTGTGGAAAAAATTAATTGATGATGAATCCGCGCAAAACTATTTAATACTAGAAGATGACGTTTGTTTTAAGAATGAGTTCGTGAAATTCTGGAATGGAAGGTATGCAGATAATATTCCTGCTGATTTTGATCTTATATATCTTGGCGGTTGTCAGCCATATAATAAACCTCATTATAAAAATGTTACCGAATCATATAATTTATATTTTAATAGAATTAAAAATAATGACTATTTTTCAGAGAATAATCATTTTTGGCATATGACAACATGTTCTTATATTATCAGCAAGGAGGCCGCGAAAAAAGCTTGCGAATGGATTGGTGAGCATGGATTTAATTCGGTAATAGATCATTTTATGATTAATTTTTTTAATCACAATCCTTACTATGGTAATCCTGATAATTTTTATCATATCAATCCTTTGATGGCAAATCAAATTCATGAAGAGAATGACAATACAGAATTAGATCAAAATTCAGATATAAGATACGCGCCCGAGAAATTTAAAAAAGAAGACACACATAATAAAAAGGTAATTTTTTTAGACAATAATCTTAAAGAGGCGAATTTTATTAAAGATTTATTTGGTTTAGAAGATTATGAATATATAACAGATAATTCTCTAACCAAAGTTTATAATAATAGTATTATTGTTTATAGTGATTTTCTGTCTAAAGATTTAAGCATATACCCTGATAAGTATATTCCTGCGTTTAATAAACTTAGAGATAATCGGATTGAATATTTTAAAAAGGCCGCGAATAAAAATTGCATATTGATTCATCTAGCAGATATTGATTGTGTTGCGGATATATCCCATTATAAATATTTCAAAAATGTGTTTAGACAATTTTACAGAGAGGACTGTGATCATGATTGTGTAAGTTATATACCGCTTGGTTATAAAGAATAATATGATAAATCATAATAAAAAGTATATTTTTATACATATTCCAAAAACAGGAGGAAGTTCTATAGAAAAAGCGTTGTTATCTAATGAAGGAGTTGATATGTCTTCTGTGGGTAAAACTATTTTCTCTAATTTATCAAAAGATATTTTAGATGAATATGTTTTGGGTAAAAATAGACAACACCTTGAGATGCATGAGTTTGACGATGAATTTCAAAAAAATTATTTTTCTTTTTGTTTTGTAAGAAATCCTTGGGATTGGATTGTTAGTGAATTCGAGTGGATGCGCGATGTTTACAATGATTTTGACGAGTATATTTACAGAATAAAAAACGGATCCGTTATGGTTTATAAGTACCACTTGAATCCGCAAATATCTTTCATCAATAAAAACATAAAATTTATCGGAAGGTTTGAAAATTTTAAAGACGATTTTTTAAAAGTATGCAAAACCATAGGCATACCAGATCTAGAGCTTCCTCATATATATAAGAATACAAGAATGGATTACAGGTCTTACTATAATGCTGAGACTAAAAAAATTATAGAAAATATATATTTAAAAGATATACTTGAATTTGGTTATAAATTTTAAAATGAAAGATTTTATTGAATCTAGAAAATGGGTGTGGGGATTTTTCTCTAATATTAATGATAGACCTAATGCTGAACAAATTTTAAGTCAATTAACTTCTTTTGATTTTGATTATTTTATTGATGAAGATTTTTGCTTAAAGAGTGTTTATGATAGATCTACTATTTTGAAGCAATGCTCGTTTGTGATTTGTCCTGCAAGTAAAAGAAGTTTAGAGGTTTCGGAATTTTATTTAGCGTTAGATAATGGTTGTATCCCGATAGTTGAAAGCTCTGATTATTGGGTGAATGTTTTTGGTGAAAATCCTATATTACAAATTAATGAAGATTGGTCGGGTTTAGGGTCTAGTATTCAAACATTGATTGACGATGTTGACTCTATGAGTAAATATAGAAAGAGGTTGTTTGATTGGTGGTTGACTTATAAAAAATCTATAGTCGATGAGGCAAGTTCTTTAATCGCGGCTAATCAAGATAATAATTCTGATATATATGCAAGCGAAGATAATAAATTAAGTTTAAAACGCGCAGAGTTTTTTAAGATAAAAAATAAATGGCCCGAGTTTTTGAGTTATGATTTTTTGAATTTTGCCGCGAAACAATCAGGTGCTAGGTCAGTAGAAGCAGATAGTTTTTCATGTTATAATCCAGGAGCAAATATTGCAATTGTTACATTGTACACAAATGAAATCGCGGAATATTCAATAGAGTCAGAATATAGCATTAGAAGATATTGTGAGAGGAATAATTATACGTTTTACGTTTATAGAGATTCTTTGGATAAAGATAGTAACCCTAATTGGTCTAAGCCAAAGGCTATATTAAATCATATCAAAAATCATGATTTTATTGTTTGGATTGATTCTGATACTTTAATATTTAATCCAAGTAAAAAATTAGAAGATATACTTGATCCATGTTCTTCGACAAAACAAATCTTTGCATGTGAAGATATTGGATCTAATAATAAAAAATTACCAAAAGGATCTTTATTTAATTCTGGGGTGGTTATATTCAAAAATCATGACTACACATATAACATATTAAAAAAATGGTGGGACTTTAGGCATGAAGGTGATACGTCGTCTTTATATTCTAGTGGCGGTGATCAAGAAATACTAATAAGTATTATTAAAAAATCTGATCCTTTTTTGCATAATTTAAAAATATTTCCTATGAACAAATTTAATACAGAACCGCGAATGGTTGATGATCAAACATTTATAATACATTTTATGGCGTATCCTTATTTATTAAAATGTTTATTCATGAAATACTGGAACGCTAATTAATTTTAAACCAAGCTAAAAGATTCTAAAAAGGGTATTTTACCTGTATATATAAGTATGAGTAAAATATTTCGTACGGAAAAGCTGTCGCTCAATGGGGGCAATATCCTCTTGACGTCAGATAGCAATAACAATTTTGCTTTCAAAAGTGCGGATGGACAGAATGTTATCATTAGTAATTCTACTATTAGTGGTGATATATCAAGTTTAGCCGCAAAAGATATTTCCATAGATACAGATATATCTAGTTTAGCTGTTAAAGACAGCTCTCTTAATACTGATGTTTCTAGTTTAAATGCAAAAGATAATTTATTAGATGTAGACATTTCCAGTCTTGCAGCTAAAGATTCCGATCTTGATTCGGATATCTCTAGCTTGGTAGCTAAAGACGGAAACGTTGATACAGAAATCTCTAGTCTTGCTGCTAAGGATTCTGGTTTAGACACAGATGTTTCTAGTCTTCAAGCTCAGCGCGTAAGCGATGAGTCTACGAAAGACACAGAAGTTTCTAGCCTCGCTGCTAAGGATTCTGGTTTGGATACAGATGTTTCTAGTCTTCAAGCTCAGCGCGTAAGCGATGAATCCACAAAAAACACAGAAGTTTCTAGCCTCGCTGCTAAGGATTCTGATCTTGATTCCGACATTTCTAGCTTGGTAGCTAAAGACGGAAATATGGATACAGAGATCTCTAGCCTTGCTGCTAAGGATTCAGGCTTAGACACAGACGTTTCTAGTCTTCAAGCTCAACGCGTAAGCGATGTGTCTACAAAAGACACAGAAGTTTCTAGCCTCGCTGCTAAAGATTCTGGTTTGGATACAGACATTTCTAGTCTTCAAGCTCAGCGCGTAAGCGATGAATCCACAAAAAACACAGAAGTTTCTAGCCTCGCCGCTAAGGATTCTAATCTTGATTCCGACATCTCTAGCTTGGTAGCTAAAGACGGAAACATGGATACAGAAATCTCTAGTCTTGCTGCTAAGGATTCTGGTTTAGACACAGACGTTTCTAGTCTTCAAGCTCAACGCGTAAGCGATGTGTCTACAAAAGACACAGAAGTTTCTAGCCTCGCTGCTAAGGATTCTGGTTTAGACACAGATGTTTCTAGTCTCGCTGCTGCGGACGGAGTTATTAACACTTCAATTTCTAGCCTTGAAACCTCAAAAGACGCAGACGTTTCTAGCCTCGCTGCTAAAGATTCTGATATTGATGCTGACATCTCTAGCTTGGTAGCTAAAGACGGAAACGTCGACACAGAAATCTCTAGCTTGGCAGCTAAAGACTCCTCTCTTGATACAGATGTTTCAAGTCTTTCAGTAATCTTGAATACTAATAATATTTTTTCAAGTTCAAAAGAACTAACTATTAATACCAGAAGTATTGAGGTAGATTGGAGTGATACTTATCAACCTTCTACAGTTCCTTCTGTTGTAGGTATGATTAGAAGTTCAAATGCTGGAGATCCTATTATCGCAGCGAACCTTAGTGGTACAGCAACTACTGGCTCGGCAACATTTGTGTTTTCCGGTCCGATTTCAAGCAACTATTATAAGCTTGATGTTATGGCTGTAAATCCTGATGAATCTTTTACAACTGTTGTGACTGACGAAATTCAGGAATCTAATATTTCAAGCTTAGCTTCTATAAATAGCGATATCGCTACAGACGTCAGCTCTCTAGATACAAACGTTTCTAGTTTATCTGTGGTCACTTCTACAGTTCAAACTTCTAATTCAACTGATGTTTCTAGTCTTGCAGCTAAGGACACTAGCTTGGATACAGACATCTCAAGTTTAGCCGCAGCTTCAACCGGTTCGATTGGTTCGACTGACGTTTCTAGTCTTGCAGCTAAGGACACTAGCTTGGATACAGACATCTCAAGTTTAGCCGCAGCTTCAACCGGTTCGGTTGGTTCGACTGACGTTTCTAGTCTTGCAGCTAAGGATACTAGTTTGGATACAGATATCTCAAGTTTATCTTATGCAATGATTCAGTGGGATTCTTCTGTTCCAACAGGCGTTAATAGCGCTGGATCAGCTGGAGATATAGTTTATGATTCTAATTACATGTATGTATGTGTAAGTGCTAATACATGGAAAAGAATGGTCTTGGGAGAATGGAGTTAATATTTAAAATAATAAAAAAATGAATAATTTATATTTAATAAAAAGCGGCGACAATGGTTTTGTCGAAGAAACTTCAGCGGTAATTAGCGCTGAAGGTGGAGATATCAGTATTAATAGTAGTTTGCATGTTGATTCTGCGGGTAATATAGGTATAGGTTCCTCTAATCCGACTAATAAACTTGATGTCGTTGGTTCTGCTAGTATTTCGAATGATTTAACTGTTGATAATATAATTTTATCTAGCGTTGGAGGACAACTCCCAGCTAATGCGAATGATATCATAGTATACAATGGAACGAACTGGGTTGTTGGTGCTGCCAGTCAACTTCCTGGCGGCGGAGGAGGAGCTGGTAATTCGGATGTTCCTGCTGGCTTGATTAATACATTAACTGAAGGAGAATCAATTCACGAAGTTAATTTTGGATTTGATAGTAATAACGATCGAATTGTATATGATAATGTTCCTAAAATTGCAGCTAGTTTAGAAATTGATGGTCCTGGAG